CCTTTTCTTTTGCGGTATATTGGTGTCACTCCGGGCTTATCCGGTGCATCAAACAGTCCCGGCTGACGACATACAGATTGATGCGCCTAACTTGTATGTAAGGAAAAATCATGGCATCTACCACGTTTAATGGACCAGTTCGTTCCCAGAATGGCTTCCAGTCCATTACCAAAAGCGCTACTACTGGCGCAATCACTGTCAACGCTACATTTGGTGCTGCCACCAGCGTTACAGACCTGACAACCACAAATCTGGTTTTTACTGACCAAAATCACCCCACAAAAGCCGCGCTTACCGCAACGGCTACCCTTACTGCAGCACAAGTTGCAACTGGCTACATCACAGTAACTTCAGCCTCTGCTGTAACTCTCACACTGCCTACAGGCACATTGCTTGGCGCGGCTCTTGGTGCGACCCAAGGTACTGTGTTGGATTTGTACATTGACAACACCGCAAGCACAAGCTCAGGCGCTGTGACTGTGGCTGTAGCTACAAACGGTATCTTGTCTAGCGCTGCCGCTGACACCCCCGGCAGCTTTGGTGACTTGACAATCCCTGTTGGTGCAACTGGCCTTGCCCGTTTCACCATCATGTTCTCAAGCGCAACCGCCTACGTGTTTACCCGTACTGCTTAATTGATCTAGGGGGCCTCGGCCCCCGTTTACAAGGAGATTAATTATGGGTTTTCAATATGACGTAAAAGCGAAGACGATGGCTACCACTGCTGCCACCGGCATTGGTCAGCCGCGCGCGCGTATCAAAGCAGTCTACTTTGTTGCGGGGACCGCGGGCTACATCTCTTTTACAGATGGTGGCTCGGGCGGTGTAGAACGACTCCGTATTGCTGCTCCGGCCAGCACGGCAGGAAACGGCTCTACTTCTGTTTTAATTCCCGGAGACGGAATTGTCTTTTTAGATGATCCCTATTTAACAATCAGTGGCCCTTCTTCGGTCACATTCTTCTACGGATAAGGAGTCCAAAATGGGACGAGCAGCAAAAATGGCAGATGATCAGTACCAAGGCGAAGTTCAGCCCGGTGCACAAAAGCAAGACATGGCTAAAGGTGGCGCTAAGCAGACCCCTCGTAAAACAGTGGCTCCTTCTGGCTCCACTACACCGCGTGGTGTAGGTTTGGCCCGTAACAAGTCCTGCAAACTGTATTGATCATGGCTAAATCTCCTGCTTGGCAGCGAAAAGAGGGCAAAAACCCTAAAGGGGGATTAAATGCTAAAGGCCGCGCTTCCGCTAAAGCGCAGGGGATGAATTTAAAACCCCCTGCGCCCAATCCTAAAACAAAAAAGGATGCGGCACGACGAGATTCTTTTTGCGCCAGAATGGGGGGCATGGAAGGCCCAATGAAGGATGAAAAAGGACGTCCAACACGTAAAGCGTTGGCGTTAAAAGCATGGAAATGTTAAGTTGTACGCGCTGCCATGCAGAAAAACTCGCAACCAGTGAGTTTTTTCCGTTACACAATAAAAAACGTAATGGATTAGATAGCTGGTGCCGTGAATGTCGGGCTACATATCGCAATAGCAATTGCCGTGGGAAATTTAGAGCAGTAATTTCAGATGAGAAATTACATGAAATAAAAACCACCGTCACAGAATGTGTGATTTGTGGATCAAATGATCCACTAGTTGTAGACCACGATCATTTAACAGGGCAAGTTCGTGGAATGTTATGTGGTCACTGTAATCGGGGCTTAGGTCATTTTAGGGATGATCCAGTGCTACTTGAGTTTGCGGCGCAATACTTGTATGCTTCAGCAGATCATCCGGCATGGGAAAAATACAAGAACAGTGAAAAGGTGGAGTGCTAAATGGAAAGCATTGTTTGGAACATGATCCTAACGGCAGGTATAGGATTTGTGGGTTGGGTATTGCGCGACAAAGCATCTGAGATTAATCGTCTTCAGATCTTGCTCAATCGCACCCGCGAAGAAATTGCCAAAGAGTATGTTACAAAAGCCGAAGTTCACGCAGATATCAACCGTGTTTTGGACAGACTAGACCGGTTAGATGAAAAGTTAGATCGTTTGATGGCAACAACTTTAAAAGGATAGCAACATGAAACACAAAGATGGCGGTCTTGCAAAAAAAGGCGAAGGCATTGCTAAAAAAGGTTTTGCCAAGGGCGGTATGGTTGCTGGCGTAAGTCAATCACAAGGGAAAACCCTCAACCAAAACGTCAAGAAGTTGGAAGGCGATAAAGTTGCCGTCCGTGGCGTTGGTGCAGCCCGTGCTCGCACTGCAATGATCTATTAATCATGGCAGTTTCTGGCGTATCCAACTTCGACCTAGAGTTCGACGACATCCTCACCGAGGCGTATGAGCGCTGCGGTATTGAGGTGCGTGATGGCTACGACATGAAGAGCGGATTGCGCTCAATCAATCTGATTTTTGCAGATTGGGCCAACCGCGGCCTTAATCTGTGGACGATTGAGCAGCGCCAGCAGGTTTTGACGCCCGGTGTATACGAGTATGACTTGCCAGCGGACACGATTGATGGCCTATCTGCCGTGATTCGTACCAATGCAGGCCAGAGTACCCAGCAGGACATCACAATTGATCGTATAGGCCGTGCAGAGTGGCTCCATGTGCCCAATAAGTTGACCCAGTCCCGTCCTGCGCAGTACTATATCCAGCGTACAGTGCCGGCAAAGGTGTTCTTGTATCCATCCCCCGATGCGACGCAGACTTGGACGTTTGTCTACTATGCAATTCGTCGCATGGACAACGCAGGTGGTTTCAGCAACACTGCGGATATCTCTTTCCGTTTCCTCCCAGCATTGGTAGCAGGGGCTGCTTACTATATTTCGGTTAAAAAAGCACCTGATCGCGTGGCAATGCTGAAGCAAATATACGAAGAAGAGTTCATGCGCGCGGCAGCGGAAGATCGTGAGCGTTCGGGCTTCTTTGTGGTGCCTACTTACACGCAGAGGTAAGACATGGCCTACGTATCAGGCAAATTTGCTATTGCGCTGTGCGACAGGTGTGGCCAACGTTACAAACTCAACACCCTTACCAAGGAGTGGACAGGCTTTAAAACCTGTCCTGAGTGCTATGAGCCCAAGCACCCACAGTTGGAGCCAAAACGCACAATAAATGAGCCTCAGGCCTTGTATCAACCTCGCCCAGAGAGTAGACTTGGGGTTACCGTCTACGTCGGGTTCACGGCTGATACTTCCTTTGCAAGTATCGGAATGATGCCGATGCCTTATGCCAAACCACTGGTCGCTGCAGCGATTCTTGGAACAGTCACAACGAGCATCACATGAATTACACCCAATTAAGCGCTGCTATTCAGTCCTATACGGACAATACAGATGCTAGTTTCATAGCAGAGATTCCTACGTTTGTTAGGCAGACTGAGCAGCGTGTGTATAACGCGGTGCAGATTGCTAATCTGCGCAAAAACATGACGGGAACGCTGCAGGCGGGGAACAAATATTTAAGCTGCCCTGATGATTTCTTGTCTGCCTACTCCCTTGCCATATACGCCGCTCCTAGTACAACAGCTACGGGCACAACAGGGGCGTTTACGATTGTGGTTGCAAGTGCCACGAGCATCGTGGCGGGGATGTATGTAACCGGTTCTGGTATTGCCACAGGGGCTGTTGTTGTCACTGTGGTTGGGACAACTGTCACGCTTGATAAAGCAAACACAGGGAATGTGTCGGGCACAGTGTCTTTTCAAGGCGACTACACCTACTTGCTCAACCGTGATGTGAACTATGTCCGTGAGGTGTATCCAAATCCATCTTACACGGGAACGCCAAAGTACTATGCAATCTTTGGCCCGCAGTCCTTGGACGTTGATGAGTTGACATTCATTGTTGGACCTACGCCAGACGCCAATTACGGCGCCGAACTGCATTTTTACTACTATCCTGAGTCAATTGTCACAGCGAATACATCATGGCTGGGTGATAATTTTGACAGTGTTTTGTTGTATGGCTCTTTGGTTGAGGCGTATACCTACATGAAGGGCGAGCAGGACTTGATGGCTTTGTACGATACTAAGTTTAAAGAAGCGTTGATGCTGTTGAAGAACTTAGGGGATGGTAAGCAGCGCGGTGATGCTTATCTGGATGGTCAAGTTAAAATTCCAGTGAGATAAAGCATGATTACAGCCGGACTCACCAACAGTTTCAAGGAGCAATTGCTCCTTGGTGTGCATGATTTTGCAACGGACACATTCCTGATTGCTTTGTACACATCTTCGGCCATTTTGGGCCCAGATACTACCGTGTATACGACCAGCAATGAGGTAACGGGCACGGGATACGTGGCTGGCGGGTTGGAGTTGCAGAACATCACCGTGAATCTAGGTATGGGTGTGGCGTATGTCAGCTTTGATAATCCTTCATGGGCAGGTGCTACGTTTGCAACGCGTGGAGCATTAATTTATAATTCCAGCAAAGCAAATAAGTCAGTAGGCGTGTTGAATTTTGGTATTGACCAGACGATGTTGGGGCAATCTTTTACAATGCAGTTGCCCACTAACGACCCCGAAAACGCATTGATTAGAATTTCTTAAGGAAACATATGTTAGTAACAACGACTAAAGGCGAAATGGACGAATCTTTGCTTGAAAAGCGAGAGGGTACCGTAGATAATGACACCGAGTACACAACTTGGGTTGAGTACTGGCTGGGGGAAGAGTTGGTTCATAGATCCGCTCATGTAAGTTTAAAGCAACCTGCTACTTTTGCTGGCGCAGAAGCGGCTTCTTTTTAAAAAGGTAATATCATGGCAAATACTCAAGCAATGTGCACTTCGTTTATGGGCGAACTCATGACGGCCACCCATAACTTTGGTGTCGCACCCACTCGCGCAACTACAACTGTTGACTCGTTTAAAGCGGCGCTGTATCTGGCCTCGGCAACGATGAACGCCGGTGCAACGGTTTACACCTCTACAGGCGAAGTGACAGGTACAAACTATACCGCAGGCGGTGTGGCGGTAACTATGGGTACTGCCCCTACGGCAACAAACTCTTCCGCTACTGCGGGCGTGGCTTTTGTTACTCCCTCGGCCTCAATTACGTATACTAACGTGACTTTGAGCACAGCATTTGATGCAGTGTTGCTTTACAACTCTACACAGTCAAATAAGGCGGTTAGTGTGCACACGTTTGGTAGCCAAACTATCACGGCGGGTACATTCACTTTGACCATGCCTAGCAACACTACCACCACAGCTTTGTTGCGCTTGGCAACTACCTGATAGGTAACAAATGGCGGCCTCCGGCTGGGGCAACGGTAGCTGGGGCGACTTTGGCTGGGGAGGGATTGGTGGAGCCGCAACAGGTGTAACTGCAACGGGTGCCACAGGCTCTGTTGCGACTGTTGTAACTGTCGCCCTCTCCGGTGTAGCTGCTTCGGGTGCTGTTGGTTCCGTTGCTGAAACCAGCAACATAGCGGAAAATGGCAATCAGGCTTCCGGCGCTGTCGGGTCTGTTGTTTCGTCACGCCTTGTTGCGCTGTCAGGTGTAGCTGCCGCTGGGGCCGTTGGATCAGTAGCCGAATCAAGCAACCGTACAGAAGACGGTAATCAAGCAAACGGTGCGGTAGGCTCCGTAACCGCTTCATTAACACGCGCCCTTACCGGCGTTTCCGCTTCCGGCGCTGTCGGTACAGTTACTGCTCTTAGTTTCAATGGTGCGGAACTTACGGGTGTAGCCGCTTCGGGTGCTGTTGGATCAGTCACTGAGACAAGCAGCATAGCGGAAGATGGCAATCAGGCATCAGGAGCTGTTGGTTCTGTAGCTTCGTCTCGGGCAGTGGCTCTGTCAGGGGTCTTTGCTTCTGGTGCGGTCGGATCAGTCGCCGAAACCAGCACTGTCGCCTTGTCAGGGGTCTTTGCTTCTGGAGCCACGGGGTTGGTTGGCGTGGGCAGGAGCATATCTGGCGTATCCGCTTCAGGAGCTGTTGGATCAGTCACCGAGACAACCACCATCACAGAAGATGGTAATCAGGCAAACGGCGCTGTTGGATCAGTCGCTTCTTCGCGCTCTGTTGCTCTTACCGGAGTTTTTGCTTCTGGAGCAGTAGGCACTGTTGCTGAAACAAACTCTATTGCTCTTGCGGGCGTTGTTGCATCTGGCTCAGTAGGCTCCGTCAGTACTTCTCAGGCCATTTCAGGTGTATCAGCCTCTGGCGCTGTCGGATCAGTCACAGAAACCAACAACCCAACGGAAAACGGCAATCAGGCAAACGGTGCTGTGGGTTCTGTTGCCTCCTCACGGTCAGTGGCTCTCACGGGCGTAGCCGCTTCCGGAGCAGTTGGCTCCGTTGCAGAGATAAGCTCTGTCTCCCTCACCGGGGTATCTGCGACTGGAGCAGTTGGCTTTGTTGGTACAGCGCAGGCCATCTCCGGCGTGGCAGCTTCCGGTGCAGTTGGGAATGTTACTGAGACAAATAGCCCTACAGAAGATGGTAATCAGGCAAACGGTGCTGTTGGGTCCGTCGCTTCTTCACGGGCTGTAGCCATCACGGGTGTATCTGCTTCTGGAGCAGTAGGCTCCGTGGCCGAAACAAGCACCATTGTTCTAACAGGTGTTGCCGCAGCAGGCGCAGTAGGGTCAGTTAGCACTTCTCAGGCCATATCTGGCGTGTCGGCCTCCGGCGCAGTTGGGAATGTCACTGAAAGCAACGCCCGGACCGAGGATGGGAATCAGGCAAACGGCTCTGTTGGGTCGGTTGCTTCCTCACGGGCTGTAGCCCTTACAGGAGTATCAGCCTCGGGTGCTGTTGGTTCTGTGGCAGAGGTAAGCGCGATTGCTCTCACAGGTACTGGCGCATCGGGTGCTGTTGGATCAGTCAGCACTTCACAAGGCATATCTGGGGTTTCAGCCTCCGGTGCAGTGGGGTCAGTCACAGAAACCAACAACCCAACGGAAAACGGGAACCAAGCAAACGGAGCTGTTGGGTCTGTCGTTTCATCTCGTTCAGTAGCAATTACAGGTGTTGTCGCTTCCGGCGCTGCCGGGTCTGTTACCGAGACAAGTTCTGTTGCTGTCACAGGGGCCGCTGCTTCTGGCGCGGTTGGAAGTGTTGCATTTACAGAATCTTTTGCGCTAACCGGTGTCTCTGCTTCTGGCAGCGCAGGCACTGTTATACCTTCCCGGTCAATTGCCTTGACTGGTGTTTCTGCTTCTGGCGCTGTGGGCACGGTAACAGAGGCAAATACAATTTCCTTAACAGGGGCAGTTGCCGCAGGTGCCGTTGGCTCTGTTGCCGAAACAAACACAATCAGTTTGTCTGGCACCGCTGCCGCAGGTGCAGTTGGATCAGTTACAGAAACTAATAGCCCTACCGAAGATGGCAATCAAGCAAACGGGGCGGTCGGCTCTGTTGCTTCTTCACGTTCTGTAGCTATTACAGGCGTTGGGGCTTCCGGTGCGGTTGAATCTATGGTTGCCAGCACTAATCAAGGTGCAACCCTGACCGGCGTTGGGGCCTTTGGCGCGGTTGGTTCTGTGAGTACTTCTCAGGCAGCGTCAGGTGTGTTGGGTTCTGGCGCGGTTGGATCTATGACTGCCAGCGTTGTTCAAAGCGCAGTTCTGACCGGTGTATCGGCTTCTGGCGCAGTTGGGTCGGTTACTGAAACTAACAGTCCTACAGAAAACGGCAACCAAGCTTCTGGTGCGGTTGGATCAGTGGGGAGCAGTGTCGTAATTGCTCTGACAGGCGTGGGCGCAGTAGGTGCAGTTGGCACAGTTGCACAAGGCAAGAGCATCGGTCTTAGCGGCGTGGATGGCCAAGGCAATGTGGGCAGTGTTGCAAGAGGCGAAACGCTTTTACAACTGATTGGTGTAAACGCTGAAGGGCAGATAACTTCTCCGGGCGTTAACCGAGACACCACGGTGTCAGGCGTGGCCGCAACAGGACAAGTAGGGTCAGTAGCCCGCTCTTTCCTTATCGGGCTTTCAGGCGTTAGCGCGCTGGGTACGGCTGGTTCTTTTACTATCCCTTTGGGTGCCGTTTCTGCGGCAGGAGCAACTGGGGCAGTCAACAGTGTCTTTGAAATTGCGTTGACTGGTACGGGAGCAACTGGGGCAGTAGGCGCTGTAGAAGTAGCCTCTCGGTCTTTAGCGTTGACCGGAACTGTAGCAGAGGGCGCCACAGGTGAAGTAATTGCGGTATATTGGAAACCAATAGATGACAGCCAAGACGCAAACTGGCAAAATGTCACTAATTCGCAGACGCCTGCTTGGACTACAGTCGCAACAACACAAACTCCCGAATGGGAAGAAATCGTAACTTGAGGTTTTTAACATGGCTACAGCATACACATCTCTACTTGGTTTAGCACTGCCAGTCACGGGTGAACTGAGCGGCACATGGGGTGATACAGTAAACAACTCCATTACATCCTTGCTAGACACCTCTGTTGCGGGAACAACTAACGTTAGTACTGACGCAGATGTCACACTGACTACAACTACGGGCGCTTCAAACACCGCTCGGCAGGCCATTCTTTTGTTCTCAGGCGCACGTACGGTATTGCGTACGGTTACAGCGCCAGCCCAGTCAAAGGTTTATACGGTTATCAACGCCACCACAGGCGGCTTCTCTGTTAAGTTGGTAGGTGCTGGCCCAACAACTGGTGTGACCATTGTTGCTGGTGAATCTGCTGTATGCGCATGGAATGGTTCTGACTTTGTGAAGGTGAGTAATACGGGCGGCGCGGCTTCGTTCACCAACGTCACTGTTACAGGTACAACCACTTTATCTGGCCTGACTGCTTCTACTGCGCTGGCACTGGATGCAAGCAAGAACGTAGTGAGCGTGACGAATACAGGTACAGGCAACAACGTCCTGTCTGCTTCGCCCACATTGACTGGCACCATTGGTGCGGCATCTTTAACGCTTTCCACTGACTTGACCCTCTCTGGAGGCACTGCCAGTGGTGTTCCTTATTTAAACGGCTCTAAGGTTGTTACAAGCGGTACTGCTCTGTGGTTTGACGGAACTAACTTTGGAGTTGGCACAGGCGGAAATACTTTAAATCAGCAGTCGGTCGTTTATAAGGTAGGTGCTAACGCTGTTTACCAACAAATTGCCAATGGTTCTACTGGTCTTGCATCAACAAATGGTATTCGTGTTGGAGTGTCTTCTGCGGGTGTTGGTGAGTGGTATTCGCCTACTGCGGCTATTTCATACATTGACAACTCAGAACAAATGCGCCTAACCAGCACAGGTCTGGGTATTGGTACAAGTAGTCCTAGCCAGAAACTTGATGTGGCTGGAATTATAACTGCTACAGCGTGGATTGGTCGTGCTAATGGTTCTGCCCCATCTGCTGACTGCGCCATCTATCGTGCCGCTGACAACACGCTTGGTTTTAGTACAGCAAGTACAGAGCGTATGCGCCTCGACTCCTCAGGCAATCTAGGCTTGGGAGTTACTCCTAGTGCTTGGAATTCTGTTTTTAAAGCTGTTTCTGTTGGCAGGGCTGGCTCTAATTTGTTTGGACAAACAAGTTCAAATTTAACAGGAGTTACAGCAAACGCCATATTTGATTCGTCTGATTGGAAGTATGTAACATCTGACAATGCTAGTCGTTATCAACAAAATAGCGGTGTTCATTCTTGGTTCACCGCCCCAACAGGCACAGCAGGAAACGCCATTACCTTTACTCAGGCAATGACTCTGGATGCTAGTGGTCGGCTTGCCCTGAATACCACCAGCTTTGTCGGCAACGAACAAGCGATCATTGCTTTCAACAGTTCTGGTTCAATCACGCAAGCACTGAACACGAAAGACCTTAACGCTTCTGCAAACGGGAATTCGCACATTGTGCTTCGCCGTTCCGATGACACCTATTTGGGGGCTATTGGGCGCAACGGTACTGATAACGCAATGTTTGTGGAAGGTAATTCGTATCTTGCCCTGCGTACTGGTGGAACAGAACGTGCCCGTATAGACTCAAGCGGCAACTTGCTGGTGGGGACTACAACACCAACTGCAAATTGCAAACTTACTGTAACTGGTGCTGGTATTTCAATTGCGGGTGGTCGAGGTTCTACTTTTGCATTGGCTTATCCTGATTGGTCAATCTACAACACAAGTAGTGGAAACGCATTAGCATTTGATAATGGATCAGAACGTGTCCGTATAGACTCAAGCGGTAACTTGCTGGTGGGGACTACGAGTGATCTTGGGGGGCTTGGCGGTAAGGTGCAAATTTCATCGGGCGCAAGCCGTGGAATTGTTCAAAGCACAAATTCCAACACTCGGATGCAAGAGTATTTGGTTTCTGGGACAACAGTTGGGTTTATTTCCAACGACGGAACAAGCACAACTTACTCAACCTCCTCTGACTATCGCCTGAAAAACACCATTGCCCCAATGACAGGTGCTTTGGCTAAAGTTGCATTGCTAAAGCCTTGCACTTACAAGTGGAATGTTAATGGCTCTGATGGTCAGGGCTTTATCGCTCACGAGTTGGCTGAAGTTGTGCCTCAGTGCGTAACTGGTGCAAAGGATGCTCTAGATGCTAATGGGAAAATTAAACCGCAAGGCATTGACACATCATTCTTGGTAGCTACATTGACAGCGGCTATCCAAGAACAACAAGCAATCATTGAATCACTCAAGGCACGTTTGGATGCCGCTAATCTTTAATCACTGAAAGGAAAATCATGGCTAATACATACACATGGACAGTTACAGCAATGGACTGCTACCCACAAGAAGACGGCAACACCGATGTCGTTTTCACCGTTCACTGGACTTGCTCTGGTACAGACGGTACATACAACGCTTCTGTATACAGCACTTGCGGTGTAACTTACACTGCTGGCTCACCCTTCACCCCATACGCAAGCTTGACTCAAGACCAAGTGTTGGGTTGGATTTGGGCTGGTGGCGTTGACAAGACTGCCACAGAAGCCGCTGTTGCACAGCAGATTGCAAACCAAGTGAACCCACCCGTGGTCACTCCTGCGCTGCCTTGGGCAACTACAGTTTAACGGG